AGGGGTAACAACCAAGAGCAGCAGCCGCCGCCGCCGCTAAGGGCTTAGAGGGCAGGACTGGGAGCCTAGGGCGAGTCAATAAAAAAATCACAAATTCTGAAAATAAATTTTAGGGGTGGGGTGGCTCGGCAGAAAAAATGTTTTCAAAATCCTAAAATGCGTTTTCTGAAATTTCGGATCGGTAACAAAAAATCGTGTCAAGAAAAAAATCTCAGAATCTGAAAAAAGTTTTCCACAAAAATTCCACCGCCGAAAAGCCCCCCCTCTAAATAAGGGGGGTGGCCACCCTTTTTGAAAAGCCGTGGGGCGGCGTTTACGTCGTTTTGGGAACAGGGGGTGAATTTCTATTTCGCCATGGATGACCCTGTCTTTTGAGCATGAAAGTCAAAATCGAAGGGATCAAAAGAGCTTAGAAGTGAAAAAATCGGCGGGACCCTTTTTATTTTTAGGGCTTTCTAAGCATACAGGATAAAATTAAGGAAGAATGAATGAGTTGTCTGATTTGATTAGCCCCGATTTAAATATTTGGGAAATAGGGACAGAATATAATGAGAAGGGATCGACTGTTGTCGAAGATTGGTTAAAGCCAGAATCGGCGGATTGGGTTTATAACTTCATTGCAAATTATCCAAGTGACTGGTGGTCTCAAAGTACTTGCGATCAAAATGGGGTAGAGAATGTGCGGCATGATCCCAAGAATTCAGAACATTTGCAAAATAATAGGGATAAGGCTCAAGAATCATTCATAAATGGTCACTTCTCCTATAACTTTGATAGGTCTACAGGGCATCACGCTAGTTGTGACTGTGATGAGTGCAAGTTCAAAACGTGGATACGCAGTCCAAACACTATGAAATGGGTGGGAGGACTCGCAGGGGAAGAGTTAAAGGGCACAGGGGAGCTATTTATATCACGGTACAAAGAATTTCAATTTCTAAGTCCACACCATGACACGAATAAAGGCAAAATCGGGTTCGTATATAACGTGACTAAAGATTGGAAGCCAGAGTGGGGTGGCATGTTGCATGTAATGGAGAGGAATTACAGAACAATTTCAAAAGTAGTTATGCCAAAGTATAATCAGCTTACTATATTCAATATTCCAAAGTCCTCAGGTGTCCCTCATTACGTGTCTCACGTCGTAGGAGGGGTGACTAATCACAGGCTATCATTCACGGGCTGGTTTTCGTAGTGTAAGTATCGTCACGTATGAGCAAAAAGCGCGGGAGCCCTTCAAGGACTAAACTCAAACAGGATGTAGCCACCGAGATCATCGATGCAATAGATTCTGCTAATCCGAATCCTATAAGAAGATCTTTAAAGCTAAAGCAATTTCCTTGGACAGCCAAACAAAGAGACTTTTTTAAGATCGCTTTGGCGGAAAACACTAAGATTATGCTCGTTAAAGGACCTGCTGGTACAAGCAAGTCACTCTTATCGGTCTATTGCGGGTTGAGACTCTTAAATGAGAAGAAGATCTCAGACATTATGTACCTAAGGTCGGCTGTTGAGAGCTCAGAAAGCAAGTTGGGTTTCTTACCGGGTTCAGCGGAGGACAAACTCAGGTTTTATAATCTGCCTTTCCTTGACAAATTGGACGAACTGGTCACTGACGCTACTGCTGAGAGATTAGAGAGAGAGGGACGCATCTCAATGTACCCTGTTAACTTTGCTAGAGGTATGAGTTGGAAGTCAAAATGCATTATTTTGGACGAAGCACAGAACAGTTCAATGAAAGAGATCACTACGGTCTTGACTAGGCTCGGAGAAGGCTCTAGGTGCTTTGTTTTGGCGGACCCTGCACAGACCGATCTTCACAGAAAAGAGCTTCAGGGGGGATTTGACAGGATAGAAACGGCATTCTCTAATGAGGAGGCTAGAGAACAGGGTATAGAAACTTTTGAGTTCAATGAGGACGATGTAATGAGATCTGCTTTAGTAAAATACATCGTAAAGGCACTGAAGAAGGTTTAAGTTAGTTTTTGGGGGGACTAAAAGTGTAAGGTAATGTGATGGGCGACCATGATATAGACATAAAGGAGGATTCTCAGGTTAAATTGGATGTGAAGTCTTTGGTTGGAATCGTATTGACTATATTATCTATTGCTGGGGTATGGTTTACCCTTACTGCTCAACTTGCACAATTGCAATTGGATGTGGTTCGTATGCAGGACACGGTCAAGATGAACAATGAGTTCAGGGTTAAATGGCCTAGAGGAGAGTTGGGAGCTTTACCGGATGATGCTAAGCAAGATTTACGGATAGAGTATATACAGAAGGAGATAGAGGAGTTGAAGGTTGAACTTAAACAACTTAAAGAGGGAAGCTAATCTCTAGATTTCTTCTATTATCTTTTGCTTCTTCTTCAATATCTGCCTTTTCTTCCCGTTTACATGCGGATTCTTTTTGAAATACTCTTCTCTCCATTCCAGCCATTCTTCATACTTCATATTATCATCTTAGTAGATAGTAGAATGCTGCTACGATTGAAAGGTGTACCCCCAAAATCAAACTAAATGAAACTACCATTAAGGGAAGGACTACAGAGTCTGCCATATCAAATATCTTCTTCATTTCTTCTAATTACCTTATACTCTTCTTGAGTCAGTTTTATTGTTTTTGTGGGTTAAACAGTTCATAAGAAGATGACTTTTTCACTTATAGTTGACGGCTTGTACTTACGTTGACGAGAAAACCCTTTTTCTCGTTACCTCTTACTCCAACTGGGCTCGGGCTGACAACTCCCGTATCTGTTCCGCGATTTCCGAGGAAGACCTTATCTTCTCCCCTAAACCGTCCACCATTTCTATTCCTAATTCTCTACAAATTTGGGATTCGGGGATTTCTTCCTCTTTTCTGTCTCCGCCATTAGCGAATATTGAGGGTCTGATTATCTCGAGAGTTTTACATACCGACAGATCTTTATCTTTTGATATTATTGCATAATCGACAACATATAGAGCGTTAATGATCCTAAGCCTGTCATCCTCATTCATAAAGGACTCACCTTTTTTTAATTTTGCTTGTTCGTCGTTATTGACAATTACGATCAAATCCGTCCCGAGTTTCTTTGATTGCTCGAGATATTCTAGATGGCCTACATGGAATGGGTCAAAATAGCCGCTTACAGCGACGAGGATCGCTTCTGGGCTCGGATACTGAGTACTTAGGTCAAACATATCTAAATTTAAAAAAATCCCCTCAGGGGGTCCTAAGGGGATTTGTCGAGCAGCAGTGATAATCGTTAATCCGCTTTCAATTCAGCAGAAACGAATGGAATAGTCAAGCTGATGCTATCCTTTTTAACGGAAGCATCGGCCCAACCATCTCCTTCATTAGCTTTAGGACCAACGCTCAGGGTTGTGGTGCATCCGATGGAGGCGATTCCAGCCAACACCAATAATGAGAGTACTAGTTTTTTCATATGATTTCTTTTTTTATCTTTGCAAAAGGAATAAGAGGGAAAGAGTTTTTACGGCTAAAGCCTTCCTACTTAGGATCTGGTTCTCCCTTATCGAACATATTATACACTTCACGAGCGAGTTTGTTGATTTTTCTTGCTACATCGTGATTATCATTATCACTTGTGCACATTGTCAGGGACAATTTACCAATCTCTAGAAGCTTGTTCTTTGCTTTTTTATTTTTTTGAGTCACGTTTCCTCGCCTCCGTTTTTCTCCAAGAGCATCTAGTGTACAGAAATCTAGCCATAGTATTTGCAAATTTATTTACCTCTGCTTCTGATTTGTCCCAGAAGAAGGCGTGACAGAATTCATGTATACAAGTGTTCAGTTCTGTCTTTTTAGTCAAGTACGGACTGATCTCTATTTTGGGCTTTTCTTCCTTCGGATCTATGCATACTCCATCAGCCTCACCATAAAGTCTTTCGTTAGGTTTTCTGAAGTAAACCTCATACTCTACCCCTTGAGAGTTTTTAAACTTAAAGGATGGTCTATTCTTCATCTATGAATATTACACTCTTTTAATTTTTTGATTAGATTTTTGAAGAAAAAGGTCTAATAATAGTATACTTATGAAAAAATACTGTACAGATTGTTCAAAACCGATGGAATACGGTGTAAGTCCTCCGAACTTTTGTCCTAATTGCGGACATAAATTCTCTGTTTTTGGGCATCAGGAGACAGAGCCCATAAAACCAGTCCGGGGTAAGGAGCGTCCAGTTGAGCCTCAAGCGACTAAAGATAAGGATGCTTTCGGTATAGAGGAAGGCGGCAACTCAGAAATCACTTCGATCCCAGATATGACAAAGTTAGAGTTCGAGGTATCAGTAGCCAAAAAGCAATCTTTGAAACAATTAATGGGAGGACCTGCTTCTAGCACTAGTGAGTTCGGGCCTAGAGGGGAAGAGCCCAGAGCCTCAGAAGAAGACTTTCTAAAACAGTACTCCGAAGAGGGTGGCTCAAATCCTAGACGTAACTTGTAATTTTGCCCCGTAAAAAAGCAAAACCTGAAGCTCCTCCTGTCTACGAAGATTTTATAGATCTTATAGACCTAGAGATAAGAAAGAGGAGAGGCAAATGGAATCTATCCATATTAAATTGGATGGATTACGATGACGTTTCCCAGATAATAAGAATACATATCTTCAAAAAATGGCATTTGTACGACCCTAAAAAACCTCTCTCTCCTTGGCTAAACAGAATCATAACGAACCAAATAAAAAACCTTATAAGAAACAACTATGGAAATTTCTCAAGGCCATGTCTCAAATGTGCAGCAGCGCAAGATTACAATTTATGCGCGATATACGAAAGTCAATGCGATGCGTGTCCGCTTTACTCTAATTGGGTAAAGAATAAAAAATCTTGCTACGACGCTAAGTTACCAGTCGCTATAGAAAATCACATACAAGAAGTATACTCTAAGTTTGATAGCGGCTTCGACGTCGAAAGAGCAACCTTTAAGTTGCATAAAGCTATGGAAAAGCTTTTGAAGCCTTTAGAGTGGAAGGTATATAAAATGATATACATAGATGGGCTCTCCGAAAACGAGGCAGCAAAGAAGATGGGATATAAGACAACAGAAGTAAACAGGAGTCCGGGGTACAAGCAGATCAAAAACATTCAGAAAAAAATCCTCGCCAAAGCCAAGAACTTCCTCAGTAAAGGAGGCATAGATTTTTGAAATGAGTAAAGAAAAAATAACCTTAACCGAAGAGCAAACCAATTCTTTAGTCGATTATTGGAATAGCCAGTCTGATGAAAAATTATCTAGGAAGGACTTAATTGGGCACATTTTCCCAGATATATCAGACGAGTTGAAAGACGGCAGGAGTCAGTACGGGAAAGCAGTAACCGAAGCCTTGTTGAGTAGAGACATAAAACCCTCAAGCGGTCACGACTACGTTAAAAAGAAGAAAATCGTTTTAACAGAAGAGCAAAAAGAATTTACGCGCAACAACGTGGCTTTAATGAGCGGAGTTGAAATCGCTAAGATCGTTTTTAAAGATGACTCCTTAACTAACTTACATCAGGAGACTAAGGCTATATTCGAGTATATAAGAAGTCTGCCCGTCGAGGCCATTGGCGTGAACGAGGAAGAAAACACGACCCAAGGATTCAAGCCGCCTAAAACCTTTGTAACTACTTTCGCGAGAATTAACAAATATGTAAATCCTCAGATCGACAAAGATAAAATAACCCCGAAAATAAAAAGAGATGTCGAAGCATGTATGTCGTACATGAGCGCATACAGGTTTATTCACCAAGCGAGTACTTACGGGACAAAGGTAGAGAGAGATCTCTTCGAGTCTAGCTTTGTGAGGTATACGAACGATAAGTCGGATCTAACGCAAGAGGAAGTTGACCAGTATATCGTGCTGTCTACTGAGGTCGTAATATCTTCCAACATTCAGATAAGAATTAACAGATTATCCACAATGCTGGATAACGCTGCGGAAGACACCGATGGACGCAGAATATCGATGGGATTGTCCGACGCGATAAGCTCCGCACAGACAGAGTATAACCAATGTGTTAATCGGCAACAGAAGTTACTGGATGACCTAAAAGAGAAGAGAAGCAAAAGGCTGTCCAAACAGCATCAAGATAACGCTAGTATTCTAAACTTGGTTGAAGCTTGGAAAGAGGAAGAAACTAGAAAAAAAATGGTTCAACTAGCAGACCTGAGGAAACAATCTATTTTGAAAGAGGTTGATAGGATAACCACAATGGACGAGATAAAAGCTCGTGTTATGGGGATCGGGGAAAACGAGATTCTAAATGGATAGCAGAAAACATAAATGTATGATCTGTAGTAAGAGATTTGATTCTGACAAGTCTCTACATTTTCATTTAAAGGCTCATAGCATTAAGACTAAGGAGTATTACGAGAAATTTTTTCCGAAAAAAGATCTTCTTACTGGCGAGAAAATAGAGTTTACGAACAAAGAGAGTTACAAGAAAAAGCATTTTGTATCAGCAACTAACTTCAAGACTTGGAGAAAGATTACGGACATTAATGAAGTAAGGAAGTTCTGCTCTAAGCTTTTTAACGATAGGGTTAAAGATGGTAAAGTCAGGTTTTCGCTAAGCGAGGTAGAGCTTAGAAGCTTGATGTGGCCTACGGTTTCGGAATGTGAAAAACTTTTCGATGGCTATTATGACTTTTGTTCCAGTGTCGGCCTCATAAATAAATTTAAATATTACTTAGACGTAGAGAGACCAGCAGAGGACAATGATTTCACGATATATATAGACACGAGAGAACAGTTGCCCCTCGAATTTGGGTCCAAGGACACAGAAGTAAGGACTCTAAAATTTGGGGATTACTGCGCTAGTAATGCTTATGAAAAGTGTCTGTTATACATAGAAAGAAAATCCTTGGCTGACTTTGTGGGGACGCTAAGTCCAAAGCACTTTAATAGGTTTAGAAACGAGATCATGAAGGCTGCTGACTCTCAGGCATTTTTAGTAGTTTTAGTGGAGTCTGTTTTCTCTAATGCGATGAGCTTTAAAAAGCAGAGAGAAGTGAGATCAAAAGAGAGAATCCATAAAGATACGAAAATGAACCCCGGCTATATTCTAAAACAAATGAGAGACTTGTGTCAGGAATTTAGTCATATACAATTTTTATTCGTTGATGGAAGAGAGGAGTCGTCTAGGGTGGCTCAAAAAGTATTCGCTAATCCTGATTATTATTCTCAGATAGACCTTCAATACATGTACGATATATCCAATTTATAATGTGGTATTGCCCAGAAAAATATAATCGCCCATTACCGGACGTTAACAAAGAAATACTCAGCCTAAAGGGGGAGTTAGATGACACAGCCGCGAAGGTGTCTTTGGCTAAATTTCTGCGAGGTAATCTCGGCTTTACTACCGAGTTAATATCTGGAATTAAATTAGCTGAGTTTCAGGAGATCACCTTAAAGGGAATGATGAACCGGAACTTCTCTATGTGCGTCTGGGGGCGCGGTTGCGGTAAGACGTTTATAGCCTCGGTCTTTTGCTTCTTGCAATGCATCTTTGAGCCGAAGACAAAGATTCTTATTGCGGGTCCCACTTTCCGTACCGCGAGATTTATCTTCAACAATCTAGAAAAGTTAGTGGACACAAAGGGAGCTTCTTTACTCCAACAAGCATTCGGAGCGAAGGCAAAACGGAACGACGCCTTTGAGTGGCAAATAAACGGAGGCTCCATAACAGCGATCCCTTTGAGTGGAGAAAAGATTCGCGGATTTAGAGCTAACGTTTTAGTCCTCGACGAGTTTCTGTTGCTTCCTGAGGATACAATCAAAACCGTGCTCATGCCGTTTTTGGTTGCCCCTCAAGACATGAAGGAGCGTATCGAAATCAGGGAAATGGAGAACGGCCTTATAGAGAAAGGGCTAATGAAAGAAGAAGACAGGATGAAGTTCCAGAACAACTCAAAGATGATAGCTCTTTCATCAGCTTCTTATACTTTTGAGAATTTGTATAAAACTTACAAAGAATGGATGCAGAATATATATGATGATTCCGTGATCAGAGATGCGACATATTTTATATCTCAACTAGGCTGGGAATCTCTTCCAGATCATATGATCGATTCTACAATAATCGAAGAAGCTCAAAACGGCGGACAAAGCCACTCGTCTTTTCAAAGAGAGTATTGCGCTCAATTCACGGATGGGAGTGATTCTTACTTCAGTGGGAGAAAGATGCACGAATGTACTATCCCTGACGGAGAAAGTCCTCATACCCTAATAAGAGGCAAATCTAATCAGAAATATTTAGTCGCCATTGATCCTTCTTTTTCAAACAGCCCAAGCTCTGACTACTTTGCTATGTGCATTCTTGAGTTAGATATGGAGTCTAAACAGACTACAGTAGTACACAATTACGCTGTAGCAGGAGGAGATCTAAAAGATCACATAAAATACTTTAGCTATGTAGTCGAAAACTTTAACATAGAAATGATATGCATAGATAACGCTGGTTTTCAATTCATAGATGGGTGTAATGAGTCGGAACTTTTTAGAGACAACGTATTAAACTTCTTCGATATCAATACGGATAAAGAAGGATTGGATTACATAAAAGAAATTAAAAAAGCGAAAGCTGTATTTAATAAAGAAAACCACACGATTTGTTACAAGCAAGTGTTTAATAGTAGTTGGCTAAGGAAGTCTAATGAGCTTTTACAGGCGGCTATAGATCACAAGAGAATTTGGTTTGCGTCGAAATCAACGGCTGACAATAAGGCTTTTGACTCGCAAAGCAAACTTAGGATAAATATGGACCTAGTCGGTGAGGATAATATTTTAGAGTTGATTGAAACTCAGGATGATCTTATATACCAAGTGAAGAAGCAATGCGCTTTGATAGAAGTGAAAAGCACTGCTAAGGGAAACCAAACCTTTGATTTGCCACAGCACTTAAAGCGAAATACTTCACCGAACAGAGCGAGGAGAGATAACTATACGACATTACTCATGGCGAACTGGGCAGCGAAGGTATATTTTGACATTACGTCGATGAATTTAGAGGTGAAAACAAATACTTTCCGTCCTATAATGATTTAAGTGTAATAAAAAAAGATGAAAGAAGACGAAAAACCGCAAAAAAAGCCGAGAAGGAAGAAGAATCCTGAAACCAAACCTTTAATGGTAGGGCACGAGGCAAAAGCTTCCCATTCGACTTCTACTAGGCAAAGAGCGAACAGGTCCGCCTATATCGAGCGAACTAATGTATACAAGAACATTGATGACGGCATAATCCCATTTCGGAATCAGAATTACCAGAACCGTTCGAGCTTAGATATTAAAGACGCAGTTATCTTATGCCAGAAAGCTTACTATAATTTCGCCGTTTTCAGGAACACGATAGATTTGATGACGGAGTTCTCAATCGGGAATTTATTTCTTCGCGGCGGCAACAAAAAATCTAGAGATTTCATTGAAGCTTTTCTTCGGAAGATAGACGTAGACGCTATACAGGATAAGTTTTATAGAGAGTATTTTAGATCAGGAAACGTATTCGTTTATAGATTCGATGGTGTGATCGAGGGGGAAGAAGCGCGAAAGCTTTCCTCTTTGGCTGCTGTTAATGACAAATTCAAAATTCCAGTTCGTTACGTAATGTTGAATCCGTCAGAAATACAAATTAACGGTACGCTTACTTACACTACCCCAAACTACAAAAAAATCCTTACTGCTTTTGAGGTCGAAAGACTAAGACATCCTAAGACCGACGAAGACAGGCAGATGTACGAAGCTCTAGACCCGCTGACTAAAGAAAGAGTTAACAGCAAAAACATGGGAACGAGCGACATCAGTGTGGCTATTCCAATTGACCTAGATAGACTTTATACAATTTTTTATAAGAAGCAGGACTACGAGCCCTTTGCGATTCCTATGGGTTTTCCGGTTTTAGAAGATTTAAACTGGAAGAAAGAAATGAAGAAAATGGACATGGCTATAACTCGCACTGTGAGCCAAGCAGTCCTTCTTATTACGATGGGAGACGAGCCAGATAAGGGAGGCGTCAATCAGCAAAATTTAATTAACATGCAGGAGCTATTTAGGAACGAATCTGTTGGAAGAGTTTTGATAGCCGACTACACAACGAAAGCGGAGTTTATTATTCCGAAAATCGCTGACTTACTCGACCCCAAAAAGTACGAGATCGTAGATAAGGATATTTTAATCGGCCTAAACAATATACTGTTTGGTTCCGAGAAGTACTCAAATCAAATGACAAAGATGGAGGTCTTTCTAAAAAGGCTAGAGAGAGCTCAACAAGAGTTCTTGAGCGGTTTTTTACTCCCAGAAATCAAAAGGCTATGCAAAGAATTGGGCTTCAGAAGTTATCCTACCCCTATATTTGATTCGATACATTTAGGCGAAGGCGCGGTGACCTCTAGAATTTTCAGTAGACTAGTTGAAATTGGAGTGCTTACTCCAGAGCAAGGGTTCGAGGCGATACAGAGCGGAAGGTTGCCTGACGCCAAGGAGTCCGAAGATTCCCAAAGGAAGTTTAAAAAGTTAAGAGAAGAAGGTCTTTACCAGCCTTTGAACGGCGGCGGAGGTGTCACAGGCAGACCAGAAGGAACAGAAGGAGCCCCCCAATCGACAAAGGAAGTTTCCCCCATAGGCAAGGGAGACAATCCTAATCAAAAAACAGTTCAAAAAGAAGCCGCTGCTGATTATCACTTTAGCGTTTCTAAAATCAAAGAGAATATGATCCTAGCCCAAAAGCTCGAATCGAAAGTCGATGGTTTGCTGAAACGAAACCACAAAATTAAAGAGCTTAGCGATAGTCAGAAGGAAGTTTCTGGCTTCATATCAACCTTAGTTATGTGCAACGAAGATACTGAAAACTGGATTGCCAAAGCTAAGGATTACGTGAAGAAGCCTTGTGACAAAAATCAAAGCAGGGTTGACGATATTTCAGAGGTAGCTCTAGAGCACGGATTAAATGACTACCTAGCTGCAATTGTATTCGCAAGTAAAGTGAGCGGCGATGTCAAGAAATAGAGTAACATACCAGTCGGAAGCTGCTTATGTTGGTCCTCCAATAATCAGTGGGGCTCTTCTTACCGATTCAGTAGAGCCCTTAGAGAGGGTTCAGTCGCTGTCTTACTCAATAGAGATTTCAAGAGCGGACGTATCTCAGGCCGGAAAGGCTGGTTTGATAGGAGGACCCATAATACAAAGTCCGACTGTTGAGGGAGAGATCTCGTACTTGTGCGGAAGCTTTAGGAACGAGAAAGCGATTGGGCTCAACTTAAATCATAATTCTACAAACGTAGCAGACTCGTTATCCAATACTTTCGGCACTTCTTTGATAGAGGGATTTTCATCTAACGAGAACAGGAATCTAGATAGGAAGAACTTTTATGTTTCTCTTTCGGAAGAAGGAGTAGATGTAGCAGACAACGTCAACGGTCTCACTTCCGTGGCGGGTTTCAGTAAATGCTATATTAACAAATGGGCTTCTCAAGGCGGGGTTAACAGCCTAATTACGAATTCATTTTCGTTTCAAGCCTGTGATGTTCAGTATTTTAATTCGACTGGCACTATTAACATGCCAATAATAAACTTTAAGAAGACTAGAGATTTACCAACGCAAAGAGTCGTGCTCCCAACTTACGAAGCCACAGGGGTTTCGATTTTAAGCCCTAGGGACATCGAGCTATCTATAACCAAATTAGACGATAGCAATATAGATGATATTGGAATTTCGTTTAATGATGTAAAAATTCAAAATTTTAATTTGGAGTTAGATTTGCAGAGAAGAGGAATAGAGTCTATAGGGTATAAGATACCAATAGATTACGAGATCGTTAGCCCAGTTATAGCAACGTTAGGTGTCAACGGTCTTGTAGCGAATGCGGCGACAGGCAGCGTCTTCGCATTACTTAATGATGACGAAAGATATGACGTAGAGTTGAATATGTATTCTTTTTTAAATTGCGTGTCCGGTGGGCTAAACGAAAGAAACATCTCCAATAAATACGTGCTGAAAAACGCGAGGCTAGATCGGGCTTCTTATGATAGCTCTGTTGGGAGTAACAAGACGGTAGCTCTCGGATTTACTGTGGATTTAGATCCGCTAGATTTAAGCAAAGGTTTATTTTTGAGTGGGTTCGTAAACACATAGTATAAAAATTTAGATTTATTTAGACATTAGCGAATAATACTTTTGGACTCAAAAAGTCCGAAACGAGAAACTGGACCTGATTTGTCTTATTTCTCTAGTTAAACAATAAATACAATAAAACATTATGGCTACTAGTAAAAAAGAAGAAGCAAAACCAGGTTATAAGAGCACCGAATTTTGGGTCACAGTTTGCGTGACTTTAGCGTCACTCGCATGGGGAGCAGGTCTCGTGGACCCGGAGGGGGCAACAGGCGCGGATAAAGTATTCGGATTCGTCTGTTCAGCAGCCGCAGCTTTAGGGTATACCATTTCCAGAGGTATGGCCAAAAAACAAGGTTAATACTATGGCGTGGTTGTCAGCGTTATTTAAAGCTCTCTTAGAATGGCTTTCTTCAGAAGTGAAGAAGGACACTAAGGCGAGTGACGCTGATGCTACTCCGCAAAGCCTCAAAGACAAATGGCGTAGACGAATAGAAGAGCAAGAGGCTGAATCGAAAAGCGAGAAGGCCGCTCCGAAGAAGTTGGTCTTAGAAAAGGACGCAACTGAAAAGAAAGAACCTCTAAATTTCTGGGAACAGCGGCTAAAAGCAGAAGTAAGAAAGCGAAAAAATGAAGAAGATAGCAATTCTAACTCTGATTAGTTTACTACTCGTAGGCTGTGGGTCAACCCGCGTAGTTTTCGTGGATACGCAATCTCAATTAATTAGGATAGGCCCTGATTTTCCCTCTGGAAAAGTATACGTCCTCAAAGATGGGGAATGGATTCTCTCAAAGAATAAAGTCAAACTTCCAGAGGGATGGTATGCGGGTGGACTTCCTCAAGACTAAAGAGAGATGAGGGATGAGCTTAGATTGGTTTCAATTAGTAATGTATTACTTAGGTGTGATCCTAGTAACGCTCATTGCTTGGATGATCTGCCAAATACTCAAAGACTTTATAAAAGGCAATGAAGACAGACCAGAAATCGATCATCAATATCGTGAAGATACGCTTCGTGCAAAGGTAGGTAAAAAGGCGTCCACTCGTAAACCAGTCAGGAAACCCACGAAGAAGTCCTCCTCCAAGAAAGCTGCGCCGAAAAAAACGGTCGAAAAAAAAACAGCTTCAAAAAAAGCAGCCCCTAAAAGAGCTTCTTCTAAAAAACAAAAAAAAACATAAGACTCCAAAAAAGTTAAAGGGTTTTGCTTAATTGAAGTGTAAACTTTGTCGGGAACATGGCGAAAAAGACGAACACATCAGACTTATTGAAGATCTATAAAGGATCGTCCATATCTTTCTCTCAAAAAGAAAAGTATCTCGACCTATATAAAAAGCTTAAAGAAAAAGAGTGCTCAGAACAAGTCGAGGAGAAAGCGGAGATCGTTGAACCCAAGCCAGAAGAAAAAGCGGTTGAAGCGGCAGAAGAGAAGACGGCTATAGAATCTTCTTTCCCTGTATTAAAATCAGACGAAGAGTGCATCGAATTCTCGAAAAAGCTTATAGTTGCCTTTCAGAAATTGATGAAAAAGTTCAATTATGAGAACTCTGGTAAAAAAGTTTTCTCAAACAAAATAAAAGAATGTTTCGTACAAGCAGCGTTATATTGTGAAGAACATAAAATTATAGGCAAAAAAAAGACAGTTCTGTGCTTTGCCTGTGTAAATCACTACCTAAGGAACAAATCCGAAGGGGCTAGTGGGGATCAGCCTGAAGACGTTGATTTCAGAATAGCAAAAAATCAAATCGAAGACTTAAATCTAGAGTACGAGTTTAATTCTCTTTCTGATCTCTACATAGTGGATGATCAGGAGGATCACAGGATCTACTTAAAATGAGCACTAATTATAGAGGAAGAGTATTGCCAGTAGCTAACGTAGCGGGTGCTGGAGAATTGTTAAGCGCACCGGGTGCGGGTAAGTCATACGTTCTTGTGGACTTGATGGCTTCAGCAGCCACGACCCTCAAGAAAACCAACTCGGCAGGAGCCGTAATCATTCACATCCCCGCAGGAGCTATAGCCCTTAACGCGCCTATAGCCATAGAGGAAAACACTGCTATTTATAGTACCGCTGGAAATGTTTCAGCAACCTACCTAACAATGAACACGACTGTGAGCAAATAATGAAATTCGAATTTATTACTTCTTTTAGTTCAAACGTTAAAGCTCTTGTGGCTGAAGACAAAGATAAGTACTTAGCTTTAGCTAGTTTAGTCGATATCGGAAGTTTTGTGCCGGACATAGATACAGAAGCTAACGTTGATCTGCTCCCAATAGCCTTTAACGCATGTGTTGTAAATAGGATTAATAAAAACGGAGACGCAGTTGACGCTAATACAGCTATCTCCATGGCTAACAATTTTATTAACAAGCCAATAAACCTAGAGCACCAAAGGGATAGAGTTGTGGGTACTATCCTGTCGGTTGGCTACAGCGAATTCGGAACAGACAAGCCTTTAACCGAAGAGGAAGTAAAAGGCGGACGATTCCCATTTAATATAACTCTCGGCGGAGTGGTTTGGAAGATCGTTAATAACACGCTAACGAACATGATCGAAGACGCCAGTGACCCTTCTAGTGAGCATTATCAGTCTATTAGTGCTAGTTGGGAGCTAGGATTTAATCAGTACGAATTGGTCACGTCAGCTATAGGAAACAAGAATTTAGAAGACGCGACTGTAGTCACCGATCAAAATGAAATGGACTCTATTAGAGAGCATCTCAAAGCTCTTGGCGGATCAGGAGTCATAAATAAGACGACAGAAGTTCATAGGAAAGTCACAGGGAAAGTACTGCCCTTAGGCATTGGACTGACTGAATCTCCTGCGGCTGAAGTTATAGGAGTGGCTGTTAAGATTGAGGTCCAGCCTGACTCTAAAGAAGAAAAAACCGAAAAAATTTCACAATCTAATAGTATCAATGTAATAGAAAATAACCTGTATAGGGAAACAATCATGAAAATAGAAAGCCTCAACGACATAACTGATGAGAGTATGCAGCAATTGAAAGCTGCTGCTGTCACTGATTATATTCAAGAGCAGTTGAAAGACGCCTCTGAGAAATACGCGGACGAAAAATCCGCTCTTGAAGAGGCTGCTGAAGCTGCTAACGCAAAACACGAAACTCTGGTTAAAGAGCATAATACGCTCAAAACCGATTTCGATAAAATCAAGTCTGATTTGGACTCTATCGTTGCCGAAAAAGAAGCGAAAGCCGCCGAAGAAAGATTTACCGAAAGAATGAGTCTTTTAGACGAGAAGTTCGAGCTTAACGATGGTGATCGTGAGCTTCTTGCTTCCGACATTAAAGACTTGGACGACAATAATTTTGCCGCATACGTGGAAAAAATGAAAGTACTTATGATTGCGAAGGATAAGGAAATCATTGCGTCTGTTGCTGAAAAATCTGAAGGACAAGCCGAGGTTGCAGAGGAATCTGTGGCGACTGCTAGTTCAGAAGAATTGCCTGAGGTGACCCCTGAGGAGCCCGTGAACGAAGTTGAAGAAGCTTTGGATTCTACGGTAGCCGAAGAGAACACTGAAGTCCCGAACTCTGTTTCGGAAGAAGCTTCGCTAATGGACAAATATCAAGACGCTTTCTCTGTAGATGGCTTTGATATCAAACTATAATAAAAACTAAATTGGAGAAATAAAAAGATGCCAAATCTTAAACCCTTTAGAGACTATGATGAGCATGATGTCATCAATCTCTTTGCATTCGATGGTTCTTCCGCTGACAAGGCAACACTTGTCAAAGTGAAGTCAACTGCTGGTTGGGAATCTACGGACGAGCTTGGTCTCGCTCATGGAGTTTCTGACTTCGCTCCCGGGAACGTCATTTCCCAGCGTTATAACGTTGCTGCTCTTTGCGAGAATGCCACCTCTGGTGACACTCCCGTAGGTATGCTTCTTTACGGCGTTGCTGAAACAGACGAGAACGGCGAGAAACTAATCTATAACCCGCAGAAAGCTGCCGAAATGAACGTAGTGGTCAGTGGCCAAGCTGTTCCTATCGCAACCAAGGGAATCTTCTTGGTGAACGGTGTGAACCAGCAAGGTGGTACTATCACTCCTGGATCGAAAGCTTACTGCCATAATAGTGGATTGTTCACTAATGTATCGGACGGTACTGTTGCAGTCGGTAAGTTCCTCGGGACTAAAGACGACAACGGAGACGTTCTCATTAAACTCAACCTCTAATATAATCGGAGAATTTTAAAATGAACTTGAAATTAAAGAATACTCCCAAGCAGGTTGAGCTCATCAAAGCGATGGGCTCCAAAGACCTTGAAGCGTCGAGACAAGCCACTCAGGCTTTCGCGGCTTTTATTGGTCCTGTGATCCAAAAGGTGATCGCTCAAGCTGCTACGGCTGGTGCTATTTACAGCGATGTAAATTATGACGAAGATGATAGCCCTAGCTATCCTCTTGATTTGTACTACAACGAAGATGCTGGTCTTGTTAAGACTTGGAGTCAAGGTATGGCTGGTGGCCTACCGAGCTCACAAGTTGAAGGCATGAAGGAAATGAAAATTGCTACCTATCGTCTCGATAGCGCAGTCTCCTTTCTCAAAAAGTATGCTCGTCGTGGTCGTTTGGACGTTGTCGGTAAAGCCGTTGAACGTATGGCTCAAGAAGTTCTTGTTAAGCAAGAGCGTAATGCTTGGGCTGTCGTGATGAAAGCTTTGGCCGAGGCGTCTACAAAGGACGGTAAAGCTAGTTCCGCTTCCGGTGCTCTGAATCATGGTATTCAGGCCGTTACGGATAACGTCTTTACTCTAGACGAGCTTAACAGACTGATGACCCTTCACAAGCGTCTCAACCAGTCTTTTGCTGGTGGCACTCCTGCTGAAACCCGTGGTCTTACTGACTTATTCGTAAGTCCTGAAATCATGGAGCAAATCCGTGCGTTCGTTTACCAACCGATGAATACTCGTGCGGCTGTCGGCACTGCCGATAAGGATAGCACTGGTATCGCTCTATCGGATAGTATCCGTGATGGCATCTGGAATGGTGCTGGAGCTCAAGAGCTCTACGGCATGGCTATTAGCGAAGTTCACGAACTCGGAGTTGGACAGAAGTACAACACCTTGTTTGATACTTTCGCTGGTTCTACCACGTTCCCATCCTCTGGCGGTTCAGCGTTTGCTGCTACCGACGAGATTATTGTGGGTGTGGATGCCTCTCGCGATGCCTTCATCCGTCCGGTTGCTCAACAGTCTGAGACTGGTGGCACGTTCACCGCTCAGCCTGATGACCAGTTCCTTTCTCGTCATGAGAAGACTGGCTTCTGGGGCTACATGGAAGAGGGTCGTGTCTGTATCGACGCTCGTGCGATTGTCGGCGTTGTCGTCTAATCATAACGAAAAAAATCACAAGCCTCCCTTCGGGGAGGCTTTTTTTTATGTTTTTTTTTATTCTTTCAGGGTACTATAAAGAGAGAGTACAGGGAAAAGGCAAGATTATGACTTCTAGAAAAAAACCTAAAAAAAGCACGGCTAAAGCTTCTAAACCAACAAAAATAGACGAATTGAATCAAACTCACGGAAAGGTTGATAAGCCAGAGGAATTTCAGCCTACTTCCCTAGAGCAAATCTGGGGATCTGATGGGTCGTCGAAATACGGCACTCTAGATCAGAGTGAATATGAAAAAACTTTGGGAGGAATGGCCAAAAGCGAGTTGCATGTTCACGCTACTAAAGTAGGGCTCATTCCTGTCGATGACAGGGGCATCTTGACAAAAAGGTGCATTAGGGAATTTGCGCGGCATGTTGGCCAATTTTCTACTCCTATTGAGAATAAAGACGATATAGAGCCAAGCGATACAGTGAAAAGAATCCTTCGGGAAGGCAGTTAGTTTGATAAAACTCTAATAAACATTTCACAACACGAACCGTCGAGGAGTAAAGTTCTTGGCGGTTTTGTTTTTATTGGAAGATTTTCAAGGGGAAAAAGTGTAATTTAAAAATGACATGGCTACGTCCGCTAATCTCGATATTGTACAAGGAGCTACTTATTCAGCAAGAGTCGCAGTCAAGGATTCTGATTCCAACGCTATTAACCTGAGCGGCTACACCACTAGAGGAACAGCTAGGATGTCATATGGACACTCTGGGTCTCTAATAGACTTAGATCCAGATGTTGTGAGTGGAGTTGCCCCAAGCTATGCTGCTCTTCCTAGTGGTTTAGTTGATATAAATCTGACCGCAATCCAAACCGCGTCATTACCAGTAATTCAAGGTGTTTACGATGTGGAAATGTACAATGCTGCTGGGACAGTGACTAGAATCCTGCAAGGCAAAGTTAACGTTTCTCCTGAAGTAACCACCTGATGCCTGACCAAGTTATAACCGCAACGATCTCTACTGGCGCGTTATCGAGCGTAACCAGTACGAGCTCTTCTAATTCGGCGACTATAACTACCCAAGTCGCCACTACGTCCTCTTCCGTTATCGGTCCTTCTGATTCTCAAACAGCAACTGTTTCTATTCCCGTGCAGGGTCCTCAAGGTCCGCTTGGCCCGACTGGTCCTATCGGACCTTCAGGCGGCATCGGTCTTACTGGGCCGTCAGGAGTTGCGGGTCCTCGCGGTACGGGTCTAGGTCCCACCGGACCAACTGGACCTAGCGGGGGGATTGGCTCTATAGGGCCTACGGGTCCTGTAGGTCCCGCTGGTTCTATTGGCCCATCTGGAGCCACTGGTTTAACGGGCCCTGTAGGCCCAACAGGTACGGCGTCTACTGTCGCTGGTCCCGCTGGACCATCTGGGGCTATAGGAGTAACTGGACCCACTGGACCCGCTGGTTCTAGCGGTCCGAGCGGATCAACTGGGCCTCAAGGATCTCAAGGAAATGTCGGGTCCGTTGGCCCCACTGGTTCCGTTGGTGTCACTGGCCCTGCTGGATCGAGAGGTCCTCAAGGATCGCAAGGCACTGTCGGTCCTATCGGTCCTCTCGGCCCTGCTGGTCCCGAAGGAGATAAAGGAGACGATGGGGATATTGGGCCTACTGGCCCCGTAGGTTCTACTGGCCCTAGTGGAGTACAAGGCCCTGTCGGTCTTGCTGGTGGAGTAGGAGCTCAAGGACCTCAAGGAGCTCAAGGAATTCAGGGGCCATTAGGTGTTACAGGTCCTATAGGTCCTATAGGGCCATTAGGATCTACTGGACCTTCCGGTGCGACTGGCGTTATTGGGCCTACTGGCCCGAGAGGGTTAACTGGCCCATCCGGTGCTACGGGTTCGCCTTCAACTGTGGCTGGACCTATCGGACCTGCTGGTCCCGTTGGGCCTTCTGGTGTTACAGGTTCCGTTGGCCCTGTTGGGGCTGCTGGTCCCGCTGGGCCTACTGGTCCCGCTGGGTCTATTGGCTCAACCGGACCCTCTGGTGCTAGTGGACTTGTGGGGGCATCTTCTACTGTCACGGGTCCTATTGGGCCGTCTGGTCATTCCGGTGTTATTGGTCCGATTGGCCCGACTGGTCCTTCTGGAGCGACTGGGATTACGGGTCCCGCAGGTTCCGTTGGCGCGGGAGGAAGCATCGGTCCTACAGGAAGCACAGGATCTATTGGGCCGACTGGCCCACAGGGCAGTTTTGGCGGAGCTTCTTTCCGGTATACGTTCGATACCAGCACGACGAATGCTGATCCGTCTCCCGGTGGAGCAGCAGGGGATCTAAGATTTAATAACTCTAATTTAGCATTAGCGACTACTCTCTATATAGACGATAAAGATATATACTCAAACGATATACAATCTTTTTTGAGAACGATAGACGATTCCACCAGCACGGTAAAAGGTCACTTTAAAGTATCTCACGAAGACGATAGCGATAAGTTTGTTATTTATGTCGTAAATTCGATAACAGAGAACGTTGGCTACTTTGAAGTTAACTGTACGTATATAGACGGAAGTGTTAGTTCGCTTGATAACGATGAGAATATAGTAATAACTTTTGCTAGAACTGGAGATAAAGGAGAGCAGGGGAACGTCGGTCCTTCTGGGCCATCAGTAACCCTAACATCAGGGATAACTAGCGGAATAGTAATTAGTTCTGGCGGGTTAGTCATCGAGAGCGGGAACACAATATCTCTTTATAGCGGAGTACATATTAGTGGAGATCTTATGCCTAAGGAGAGCGGAATTTTCGACATAGGCTCTGTGGTTAAACCTTGGAAGGATTTATTTGTTAAAGGCGATAGCATTTATATGGTGGGTGAAGACGTAGTCGAATTAAGGAATGTTGATAATAATTTCATAGTAAGAAGAACGCCTCTTATAAATGATGTAATGCAATCTGGTGATTCGACGACTTTACTCGTTCTGGGCACTGGGGGCATACAATTTCCAGCGAGTATAAATACAACAACTAATTTCGGTTCAGGTGGAATTGTCAATAGTGGTAGTTCTGTAATTTTTGGTAATACTTCAGTAGGAGGCTCTTTGACGGTGTCGGGAGGCACAGTGAGCACCACCACGGCTGTAATTGGAGGGACCTTGACTGTGTCTGGAGCTTTAGATAGTGCAGATCTGACCAGACAAATTATAAAATATAGTATAATTCTTGGTTAAAATTGGGTGTAATTGTTAAAAAGGTATAAGGAAAAATGAGTTTCAGAAGCGTCATTTTAGGAACAGGAAGCGGTATCGCTCCCGATTTGGGAGAGACAGACCATAGGTTCCCAGCAAACCCGACAGGTCAAGGTTTTACGGGGGCTATAGTAACCGATATAGTTTCCGGTACTGACTCTACGAAACAAGCCTCTGTAGGTTTATATTTTTGCAATTATACTGCGGGTACTGAGCACATTTCTATTTACGCTTTAGGCAGCGGCGAGTTTGCGTCTGATAGGAATACTATCGTTAAAAATTTGGATATCACTGGTTATGAAACTTTTCAATTTCAGAGTGAAAAATTCATATTGGGTTACGGGGACAAACTTGCCGCCAGTGGAAGGCACGGCAATCGTGTCACAGCTACTGCAACTTATATAGATATTTAAAATGGCTAATTGGATTAACAGACAAGTAGGGGAAGTCGGACCTTCAGGCCCCTCTGGGACTAGCGGCCCTGCTGGGTCTACTGGTCCCGCAGGTAGTTCGGGTCCCGCTGGTTCTTCTGGTCCTGCTGGTCCGCAAGGGCCCCAAGGACCCCAAGGACCCGCTGGAGGACCTGTTGGTCCTACTGGGCCTACCGGGTCTCAAGGGCCTCAAGGAGTTCAAGGCATTCAGGGACCTCAAGGATCAGTAGGTTCCACTGGTCCTTCTGGGGCGACTGGATCTATAGGCTCTGCTGGTCCTGTGGGTTCTACTGGTCCTGTGGGTTCTACTGGTCCTGTGGGCCCTATTGGACCATCAGGGTCAACAGGATCTCAAGGAAATCTTGGCCCTGCTGGACCTACTGGTCCTTCTGGTTCAGTTGGCCCTTCAGGAGCTATTGGGCCAGATGGAGGACCTGCTGGTCCCGCTGGTCCGCAAGGACCCCAAGGTAACCCCGGTAACGATGGCTCGGATGGCTCGGCTGGTCCTACTGGACCTTCAGGAATTCCGGGAGCTGGAGGTTCGACTGGACCCGCTGGTCCCGCTGGTTCGGCTGGTCCCGCTGGTTCGGCTGGTCCTACTGGAGCTACAGGCTCCGCTGGTTCGACTGGACCCGCTGGTTCGACTGGACCCGCTGGTTCGGCTGGTTCGACTGGTCCTTCTGGAGCTACGGGTTCCGCTGGTCCCGCTGGTCCCGCTGGTGGCCTTGGTCCCGCTGGTCCCGGTGGAGCCAGTGGTCCCGCTGGTCCCACTGGTCCCGCTGGAGCAGGAGGCGGGGGGACTCCTTCAGGCTCTAATAGAGAATTTCAATACAACAATATGGGCAATTTCGGAGGAGCGTCTAGTCTTGTTTACAGCACTCCTTCTAATCCTAGTAGTGCACTTATAAAAGTAGCCGACTTACCTTTTGCTACTGGAGGTATATTAGCTGGAGAACTCGCTATAGGAACGGGAGCCAGTAGACCGAACACCATTCAGTCTTTCGATGGCGATCCAATGTGGCTCCAACTAGACGTGGATGGTGACATTTCAGTAGGAGAACGTAGCGCGTCAAGTTTACAAATCGGTTATAGACCCGGTCAGAAATCAGAAAGATTAGGAGTAAGCGGAAACGTTTATTTACATGCAGCTTCTGGTAGCGACAATCAAATACTAACTTTATCTGATGAAGACGAAGGTCGGGTAAAGTGGAGGACGGTAGATGACTTAAATGGGCCCACAGGACCTAGTGGGGCGACAGGGGCTATTGGCCCTACTGGACCCGCTGGACCCGCTGGTTCCGCCGGTTCGGCTGGTCCTACTGGAGCTACAGGCTCCGCTGGTCCCGCTGGACCCGCTGGTTCAACTGGACCCGCTGGTCCTGCTGGAGCAGGAGGCGGAGGAACTCCTTCGGGCTCCAATAGAGAATTTCAATATAATAATAATGGTGCTTTCGCAGGAGCGACTAGTCTCGTTTATAGTACTACAAGCAATCCTAGTAGCTCATTTATAAAAGTGCCTAACATACCTTATGCTTCTGGAGGCATATTGGCTGGGGATCTCGCCATAGGAACGGGAGCCAGTAGGCCGAACACCATTCAGTCTTTCGATGGCGATGCATTGTGGCTCCAACTAGACGTGGATGGTGACGTTTCAATAGGCGCAGCGAGTTCCTCTAGCTTAATGGTCGGGTACACACACGCGGCAAAATCAGAAAGATTAGCGGTAAGCGGAACCGTTTATTTAGAAGCCGCTTCTGGTAGCAGCAATCAAATATTAACTTTATCTGCTGCTGACGAAGGGCGGGTAGGATGGAGAACAGTAGACGACCTAAAGGGACCTTCCGGTGATGTTGGTGCTACTGGATCTTCAGGTGCTAGTGGACCTTCTGGTGCTACTGGGGCAGTTGGACCTACTGGTCCCGCTGGTCCCGCTGGTTCGACTGGTCCTTCCGGTGCGACTGGTGCTGCTGGACCCGCTGGTTCTTCAGGAGGCTCTGGTCCTGCTGGTCCTGCTGGTCCTGCTGGTCCTGCTGGTTCAACTGGTCCTTCCGGTGCGACTGGTGCTGCTGGACCCGCTGGTGGTGGCGGATCTACTGGTCCCGCTGGACCCGCTGGGGGAACAGGTCCTACTGGCGCAACTGGGCCAAGTATTAATATAACAGTATCTTCTAGCAGTCCTAGTGGAGGTGATAACGGAGATGTTTGGTTTAAAACCTAAAGCCTAATGTCTAATCCGAATTATATAAAAAACGGAGGTTCTTGGACGAATGTTACTAACCTTTATTCCAAGAGCGGAGGAAGTTGGACAGAGGCTGAAGAAGCCTATAAAAGACAGGGAGGAAGCTGGGTCAAGTTTTACGACAAATACGCAGCAACCACGACAAAATTTAATGTTAGAATCCTCGAGTATGACGAAGAAGGTGGTGATTGCGATTGTACATTACTGACTGATTTAGATGGCGAAACAAGCGGAGCGTATCAGGTCTGGGATGGACAAGGTATGACAGTTGCAGTAAACCAATACGTTAGTGACAGCGCGTATTGCGCTAAGGTTCTTAGCCTCAATGCCACAGGTAATCCAGACAGTTACGCTTATGGTGGACCATATACTGGCTGTGTCATATGCGCTAACGAAAATGACATTTGTGCGGTTATGGATGATTACGGTGGCGGTGGTGGTCCGGGTAAAGGTCCCGGTGGTTTCTGTCTGTTACCTGACATGTTGGTTAAACACGCTTCTGGCTCTTTGGTGAGAGTGGAGGATTTGAAAATCGGGGATTTCATTCATACCGAGGATGGGCTGACTCAAGTAGAGTCTTTAATAAAAGATCACCCAAGAGAAGGGTACTACATAATAGAAGACGAACTGCACATAACTAATGACCATCCGGTATTAGTGGACGGACAAGTATTCCGAGCGGAGCATTACAAAGGTAAGAAAGAATACGTAGAAGGAAAAGTAAACACCATATATGTTGGTACTGTGGGCTCATTTTTCAGTGTATTTTGCGGAAATAACGTATATTCTGTGAACGGAGACTACGGTAAGAATAAATCAAAATAAAAAACTCAAATAAGAGTGTAAATAAAAACATGAACGTAGCCAGTATAGCAGATGAAATTTATCGAGAATTGGGGGAGCCCTCTTCTCTGTCTATTTCCCCAATTACTTTTTGGCTTAGAACCAATATAGGGGAATTGAATACGATGATTTATACTTCGTATGAGATCAGTATCAGCGACTACGAGGTGACCCCTCAGATAGGGATCGATGAAGCCGCGATTCTAAAACAAATGTACAGTGTCCACTATTACGATGTTCAGTTAAGGGCTACTTTAATTAACGCATCTACAGACGCTGTAGTAGAGTTGGAATCTGACGGGTCTAGGATTAAAAAAGTTAACAAATCCGAACTTGGAAAGACTTGGCTATCCTATAGGAAATCGGCTTACGATCAGCTAATCGATATGGTAAACAGATATAAACTAGGACAAGCGCATCCTGTGCAAGTCGCTGGAGACGATACTATCGAGGGGCAATACAACGCTGGTTACGGACACATGAACAGAACGAACAGCAATAAATAAAAATGGCCTCTCTGTTGACACAAACGGATGTAGATTCTTTTACAGGTGATTTCAAAAATCTTTTTGATACCTTTAAAAGGCCGTTTACTGTTCACAGAGAGCCGAAGAAGATAGTTTCCCAAGTCAATACTACTTTGTATGCAGGTTACAAACCGCAAAACCAAATAACCACATCTTTTATTCCTATAAGCGGGGTTTTCGACGGAATGATTCGTTACGATGACGAAATGGAAGGGAACAACTTAGAGCAAACGAAATCTAACTATTATGATGGTAACGTTAGGATAAAAGTTGAAGAACCGGCGCACCTCTACTTGAAACAAGCTAAGGTGGAAAGAGTAACCGTTGACGAGAATACTTTTAGGGTGAAATCGGGCCCTGCGATTAAATACTTTTTCGGATTTAGGCTTTACGTTTATCATTTGGAGGAGACCAGATAATGGCTAAGGTAAACAGAAATGCTCTCGTATCTATAGTCACCAAAGGCATGGGGAACGTGGCTTGGTCAGCAGCAAAAGCTACGGCGGCGATGATAAACCATGAGACTAAAGAGATAATGCTTAAAGAGTTCGACGATCACCCAGTGACACAAGAAATTAAGGCTGGGCCCAAATCGCAATCTCTCTCAGGTATTTTAAAGGGAATAAAAGGTAAAGGCGGACAAAGCGGAAATCTATTCTCATTTATTGGATTTACTGAAGGATCTGATCCGACAAGAGAAGTAAGAGCCGCTCTTGACAGGTATTCTGTAGCGGGGATGTTTAAAGGAAAGAAAGATGTAAATAAAAAAACTGGCACTGTTACTTTTCATTTTCCAGCCTATCTTCCGTCATCTGACGAGATAGAAGAAATAGCAGTAAACTCATCCCCTGACTGGATGGGAGGGAGAAGCTGGATACACGGCGTAGAGAAGGGCTTTGATAACTTAAAATACTATCTCTACCGGAAGAAGGGCTTCGGCCCGAATGCGAACAGTTTAAGTGGCACGGGCCTACAAGTTAAGAGAATCCATAGTCCATCAGCAAAATTTAATACCACCCCATACACGACTCCAATACTGGCCAACGCCCTGTACAGATCAACGGGGGTAGTGATTAGAGGAGTCAGAGCAGGGAAGCATTCGTTTACTTATACCGATTACGATAAAACATTTAAAGGGTTCTTTGATAGATTAAAAGGGTCTTTAGGATTTGGAAAGTAATGAAACCTCAATTTGACAATCAAGTAATGTCTAGTTTTTTCTTGTGGTTTGACCATACCTTGACAAGGCGAGGAGAAGCTTTCGAAAACCATAAGAGTGATCTCTACGAGGCAGATAGTTTGTACAATGGTTATTATGCTTACTCTGCTCCATACAAGCCTTTCGTGTCTGACAAGTCAGTAGGGGACGTTACCGTTATGAGCGGAGTTTACATAGATGGGACTTTTACCCCTACAGGGACAAGCAATTTATCTGCTATAAACTACGAACAAGGCAGGGTTTACTTTAGTCAGAAACCTAGTGGCACTATCAGTGGAGACTATTGCATTAAAGATTTTTCGATACAATTAACCGACAAAAACGAAGGAGAGCTCATATACGAGACCAAGTTCGAAGTGAGACCTAAAACCTTCCAGAACATAACCACCGGAACTAGAAGTAAGGATAACACTATCCCAGCGGTATTTATTAAAAATAATGGGAGTTCCAACCAAGCGTTCGCTTTTGGGGGCCATGACCAAACTACGGTAAGTGTCAGAGCCTTAGTCTTCTCTGATTCCCAATTCGACATAGACGGAGTTTGCAGCATTTTTAGAGATCAAAAGTTCGAATTGATCCCTCTTTTTTCCGAGGCAGATATGCCTTTCAACTTTTTCGGTGATTTTAGGGACGGTAATCTCTATGACTACAGAAATTTCGCAACAGGTACGACACATACGGATAAATTTGTGTATATAAATGATGTGAGGGTATCTCGTTTTGGGGCAGGTATACCAGACGGTGGAGATATTCAAGACTTAAACCCAGAAATTTACACATCTGTCATTGACTTTGAGTTGACCAAGGAAAGGTTTCCGAGGCAGGAATGCTAGTTTTTTTTTAAAAAAGTTCTCATTCCGTTCTAAAAAATGTAATAGGTACAAAGGTTTAAGGCGTACAAAAAACAACTTTTAACTGGAGATATTAATCATGGGTTACGGAAGAAATAGAGTCATTTATCAAAGCGAAGCCCTTTTTGTAGGGCCAACTCCCGCAACAGGGCAACAATACACTGGCGTGGCTACTTTAAGTGCTACTGCTGGTTGGAACACAATCAAGCAGCTACACCGAATTCAAAGCGCGAACTATTCGTTCAACATTGATCGGACGGATGTCAACCAATTCGGCGAGTTGGCCGCTATTGATAGAGTTAACTTAGATACCCCAACGGTGTCTTTGGACTTCTCTTATCTCTTGAGCAACCTTGCCAATGAACAAGCTCTCGGCTTTGTTATCGATGGTTCAAACACTTGCGTGAAGAACATTATCGACAAAAACCAAGACGATAAAAACTATTTTATTCGCACTTCCAAGGAAGGCGTGGACGCAATCGGCGACACTACAGTTAGCCATGATTCCCTTTTCTCTTCATCTACTATTGGAGTCGGAAACGGGTTTTTGTCGTCCTACTCTACCGAAGCTGCTGTGGGAGGTTTCCCAACTTGCTCGGTTAATGTTGAAGCTCTCAACATGACTTTCCAGAACGACATTTCTGGAGACAACCCAGCTATCGATCCAGTAAACGGACTGCGAATTAGCAATAATGATTTCGACTTCCAGCTTCCGACTGCTACTGGTTCTGTTGACACGGGTGATTTGATGGTGAGTGTGCTCCGACCCGGAGACATCACCTTCTCATTCACTAAGCGTCAAGCGGAGTCCATCGACGTTGGAGAAGATCTCGGAGTAAGCATCTACGATGCTCCCGGTGCGAAGCTCGGTGACGGCACGAATACTGAACACGCTAAAATTCAGAGCTATAACATCTCTCTGGATATGCCTCGTGAACCCATCTTGAAACTGGGTAGCAGATATGCGTTTAGTCGTGAAATCACGTTCCCAATAACGGCGTCCATGTCTATCGACGCTTTAGTTGCTGACTTGTCCGTGGGTTCTCTGAACGATCTTGTAAATTGTGATGAGTCTTACGACCTTCAGGTGAATCTGTTGCGTCCGACTAACTGTGCTGGTGCGTCCACTAAGGACATATTCGTGCAGTACAGATTGAAGAACGCGAAGGTCAACTCTCAGTCGTTTAGCTCCGATATTGGATCTAACAAGTCTGTGACCTTTGAATTCTCCACTCAAGTTGGAGGACCGAATCAAGCGAACCAAGGGTTGTATATCAGCGGTATCGCGCCCGGTAACTTGGGATTAGCTCAAGACGCCAGTGCCGAGCAATAATAACTCTCAGCCTTAAACTGAACAAAACCCCACCGAAAGGTGGGGTTTTTTTTTATGTTTTTTTTGGTTTCGAGTGTATAATAGAAGTAGGAAAAAGGTGAAAGGTATTCTATGCGTGAAGATTGTGGCGAATTCGTTAGATTTCAAATATCCAGAAAAGTAACTGGTTTATATAAACAGTTTCTATTCATCCTTGAGGATATTAAGGATGAAGATGGTAATAAGGTTAATGACCAATCGTACCAGAGAGCCAGAAAAAGAGTTCTCGATCATGGGAATGACACTATTAGAGACCTAGAAGAAAACTTCTCGAAACTCAATATAACACTTAAACAAAAACAAGAATGAAAAAATTATACGAATTTACACTTACTCAGCCTGTTCTCAGAGAGGAAGAAGAAAAGAGTAAAGATGCAGACGGTAACGAGGTCACAGTCAAGAAGACCGTAGAGACGAATAAGGAAAGGTCTTTTTTCCTTAAAAAACCTACGCGGGTGATGTTTGACGAGGCTGAATTATATTTTGGCGTTAAGCTGTCCGAAGGAATTAAGGCAGGGATGCTCACGAGGGCAATGTTAGCCAAAAGGTTCGATAACGATGGAGGAGTGTTAAGCGAGGCCGATCAAGAGCAATATTCTGGGCTTTACTTCACTATGTTTGAGCTACAAAACGAGGTTACTCGCTTACAGATAATCCCGAAAGCAGAGCAGACGGAAGAAGAACGTGAGAAATACAACGCAGCCGTAAGAGCGTTGATCGGGTGTAGAGCTAAAATACAGGACTTCGAAACTGCTCAAGCTAGTTTTTTCGATCAAACCGCCGAAAACAGAGCGCGGACGAAAACGATTATGTGGTGGGTTTTGAATTTGTCCTACGAAACCTCAGAAGCTGGGGATGAGATTCCCTTTTTCGGGGATGGAAATTCGGAAGAAAAACTAACGGTTTATGATGCCCTAGAAGAAGAAGGGAACGATTACATCGACGAAGTTTTAAGGACTTATTCCTATTACATAAGTTATTGGTACGTTGGAAGAGCGAGTACTCAAGAAGAATTCGAGGCTCTATCCAAATCAGAGCAGATGCTGGAAGATTCCACTTCGGAAGCTGGAGGCGGAATTCCAAAAGAAGACATAGATGAAGCCTTTAGTGATCTTATAAAAGAAGAGGAAGAGAAGATGGAAGAAGCCCAAAAGGATGTCATAGCCAAGGCAGAAGAGATGGAAAAGGAAGTCGAAGCCGAAAAGGAAGTCGAAGCCGAAAAGGAAGTCGAAGCCGAAAAGGAAGTCGAAGCTGAAAAGGAAGCTGAAGAGTCCAAGGATGAAATGCCACCCGAAGAGTCCGAAGAGTCCGAAGAGTCAGAAGAGCCCGAAGATAAAGGGACCGAAAATTGATAAGCACTAGACCATGAAACCCCACTTAGGTGGGGTTTTTTTATGAAAAGCGAAAGTAAAAAGAAAAAATTTGAGATTCCTAAGGAGAAGCTTAGGTTTATATATAACGATATAATTTTTGGATATAGTGCGTTTGATTATTTCAAGGGAGAAGATTGTTACATAAAACACTTCACGTCTATGGACTCCGCTAGAGTAGACGAGGTGCATTCAGAGGCTACGAACAAATCAGAGACGATGGGTCTCGTCAAAGAGGGGGATCAACTAAAGTTTTTAGACGGGGAGGAACTTTGGACTTCTAAAGACGAAGAGGACATGAAGGAGCTTGAGGGCTTCATTAAAAGCTTAGAAATAAGTAAGAAAAAGCTTTTCATACAAGACCAAAAAAACGAAATAGAGGTTCAAATAGAGGCTAATAACAAAACTTTTTTTGAAAGTTTGGCTAAAAGAGAGGAGCTTATTGGGTTTACTTCGGAAAAGTATGCTCAAAAGAAAACAAACGAGTACTATGTTTTTTCATCTTTGTATAAAGACAGAGACTTGAAAGAACCTTTTTTTAGCTGCGAAGACTTTGACTACTTATCCGCTAAGGAGTTATCGGATTTAGTCGCTAACTATAACGCCGTCAATACAAAGTTCTCATCAGAAACTTTAAAACGCATTGCTCTCTCTGGATTCTTTTTAAACTTTTTTTATGTATCTGAAGATAACCCTTATTATTTTTTCGGTAAGCCAATCGTCAATCTAACGTTCTATCAAGTTCAACTTTATAGTTTTGGGAAGAACTATAAGAATATGCTGCAAAACTCTAAGAACAAGCCGCCTGATGAGATGTATGATGATCCAGACAAGTTAACAGAATTCTTTGAACAGGGAGAAGAGGCGATGAAGGTTATAGAGAGCCTAGACGCCAAGGGGAAGGACCCATTAGAGGGTAAAGAAAAAGCGGGTGGTGCTACTAGCCTTGTCGGGGCGACGAAAGAGGATCTGGAGAGGCTTGGTTTAGGGGAAGATCAAGGAGAATATATAAGTTTATCTAAAGAAGCAGCCAAGAAAGGCGGAAAACTAGACATTTATGAGCTAATGAAAATACATAACGTAAAGTAAAAAAAAGGTGTAATAATACCTAAGGGATAAGGTATAATGGCAGCACCAGTAGCAACTATTGACGTTAGAGCAAGACTAGACACTAGGGGTCTAGAGAGGAATGTTAAGAGTTCTCTTAACAGGATAGAGAAAAAGGCAAAATTTAACCCTATTTCATCTTCCGATTCGGGTGCTTCTAAGATGGCTCTTGGGTCAATGACTCAAGGAGCAGATCAGTTTGGGAAGTCAATGGCTGCCGCCAATGCTCGTGTTTTTGCTTTCGGGGCTTCCGCTGGAGCTATATATGCTGTTGGCTCGGCAATGAAGGAGTTAGTTTCGAGTACAATTGATGTAGAGAAAAGACTAGCCCAAATCAATGTTCTTTTAAAAGGGACGACATCGGAGCTTTCAGATTTTCGCAGTAAATTATTCGCAATAGCCAAAGATACGGGTCAGGCTTTTGGTACTGTAGCTGATTCTGCTAATGAGTTAGCACGGCAAGGTCTCACCACCGAGCAGGTTATGATAAGGGTTAGGGACGCGATGGTATTAGTCCGTCTTTCTGGTTTAGATTCCAAAGCAGCAGTTGAAGCTCTCACTGCCGCGATGAATACTTTTACCGCCGCTGGTCTCACCTCTACTCAGGTCGTTAATAAACTTGCTAACTTGGATGCTAATTTTGCCGTAAGCACTGGGGACTTGGCGGAGGCCCTGAAAAGATCAGCTTCTGCCGCTGCTACTGCTGGTGTTTCTTTCGAGGAGCTTGGCGCGTTGATAACAGTGATTAAACAAAAGACCGCTCTTAACGCTCCTGTTATTGGTAACGCAATTAAGTCCATTTTTGTCAAGATCCAAAGGCCCAAGGCCATGGAGCAGTTAGCTGCGATGGGCATTAAAGTAAAAGAGCAAAACGGACTATGGCTTAATAGTTTGCAAATATTGAAGAATACAGCCAAGGCGTACGATGGCCTAGGCCAATCTCAACAGCAGCAAGTCAAGATCATGGCTGGTGGCTTGTATCAAGTTAACCAATTGATGGCAGCAATTTCCGACTTGTCGAAAGAGTACAATCTCTTTGATCAAGCGCAAGAGATAGCGTTGAGGAATAATAATTCTGCGCTACAGAGAAATGCTCAATTAAATCTTACGATATCAGCGTTAGTCAATAAAGTTACAGAGTCGTTCAAAGAATTTGGAGCAGTAATAGGTAAGGACTTGGTGGGCCCAGCCCTGAAGAATATTTTAAATATAGGAGGTAAGATATCGGAGGCTCTTACCCCAAAAGAAGGGGCGGAAGGATTAGGGGCTAATATCGGGAAAGGTCTTATCAAAGGGTTAGGGGCGGCTATATCTGGACCCGGATTAGGTATAGCGGTGGTAGCCATAGCGAAAACATTGGGTAGTGCTATAAAGTTTTCGGGAATCGCGCTAAGGCAAATCATAGGCATAAATGACGCAACCACACAGCAGAGGACGCTCCAAAAGCAGATCAACGAAATGTTGGCTCAAAATCCTCAGTTAATCCAACTATCTCTTTCAAGGACGAGTTCGATGGCTATGGTTCAAAAAGACATCTTAGCCTCTATAAGAGCCCAAGGCGTGGCGATGCAGCAGAATTCTCTTCTCGGGATGAATGTCGCCGCGATGGGAATGAGAGGGGGGATGATACAGAACTCGAAAACAGGAGGCTTCCAAATGGGAGGAGGGAGAGGGAGAGCGTCTGGACACATACCCGAAACTAACGCGCAGAACAGGACGGCAGAAAGGGTAAACGCTTATGCTGGAGGCTACAGTCCGGGCGAGGTCAAGAGCTTTAGTATGGCTGGGGTAGGTAAGGTGACCTACAACGATGCAGAGAAAGTTGATTTTTTAGGCGGCTTCAAGCAACCTTTTATTAGTCCGCCAAAGGATAGCAAGGCAGGTAAAAAGCATAGGATCAAATCTATTTCTAAGACAGGGATAGACCCATACTCAAGTAGCCGACCAGATAGGATTGGCCGTGCGATGGGTCAGCAGATGGGAGCCGAAGGCTTCGTTCCGAATTTCAATATGATGGGAGCCTTTAGATCAGGTCGTTTCGTCCCGCCGCATCCATCATCACCAGGGGCGGCGAGTCCGTCGTCATTTTGGTCAACGCAGACGAACGCGAAGCCACCCACGAAGTTCGCATCTCAAAGGAGACGCTCAGACTGGGCTAGTAGTTCTGACGTTGATCGGGCAAGTGGCGGTCGGGACTTGCGATTGGGAGAGTTAGACATAGGCTACATGTCAGGTGTAGGGGGAATGAAGGGATTAGCTACTCAGATAAAAGATAGGAAGGCATACGCTGAGAGGATAAGCAAGATGTCAAGCTCGGAACGTTTGGCTGAACAAATGCGACTCCCTCCTGGAACAGACTTATCGCATATTCAGCCTTATCATACTCTTAACGCTCCCACCATAGTTGGTCCGCAGGTAATCAGGTCGTTAATAACGCCAAGAGGAGCGTCTGTCCTTAAAAGGTTAGGGATAAAAAAATTAACGGGTGATTTTGACATTGGTCAGTCAGCGAAGGAGCCTTACAGTGATTTTCGTCGCGCAATTGTAGATAGAATAAAAAACGAACCCGGTCACGGGAGCTTCCTGCAAAAAACTAAAAGCTACTATAAATGGCTGGGAATGAAAAAACGGAAAGGCCGCCATAGCAGGGGCGTCAGGATGTTCGAAAAAACTCTAGGGAAAGGTCATATCCCGAATTTTGGCCTCCTACCACCGCGAAGGTTCGACCGTTTGGTTGGCGGAGACCCACGACCACCGCTACCGTCGCCAATGGACCCACCGCTACCACCGCTACCCGGACAGAAAAAGCCGAACGATCTCCGCCGCCATCGAGATGAATTGCGCCGTCCCCATTCGGAGGCTTCCCCGCGTAATTTTCTTTCGAGGAACCTAATGGGAGACACTTCAACGCTAACCATAGACTGGCTGTCAAGGGTAGGGGGAATGAAGGGATTAATTAATAAGATAAGGAATAGGCAAAACGCGGCTCAGTATGGAAATGGGCCTGGTGCTTATACTACTGTTCATGCTCCCAACATAGTTGGCCACAAAGTGATCAAGTCGTTGATGACACCAAAAGGACTGGATATCCTTAAAGGGTTAGGGATAAAAAATTTAACGGGTAGTTTTAACACCAAAATGCCTTCTATACGCAAGGCACTTGTCCAACGAATAAAAGATGAACCCGGTCAAGGGAGCTTTCTGAAAAAAAGTAAAAGCTACTATAAATGGCTAGGATTAAAAAAACCGGAGAGATCGACGCCTCTTAATCCGAAGTGGCTCAGCGAAACCGGGGGACATCTAGGCTCTGGATATTCGGGAGGAAGGGAATTCAGTAAGACTCTAGCAGGAGGTCATGTTCCGAATTTCTCCTTGAGAAGGCCCTTGAGAATGCCCTGGGACATTGGACCACCGCTACCCCCACGGTCATCGCCGAAGCCTCCGTCTTTTTCAAACGCGTCGGAGACCACGAAGTTTCCGGGGACCATCCATCGCTCAAGTTGGCAAAGCGGCATTAGTGATCATGGCGGACAGCTAAACATAGGATACATGTCGGGGGTAGGAGGATTGAAGGGATTAATTAATCAGATAAAGCAGAGGAGCGCAAGAGTCGATCAGATAAGTAAGATGACAAACTCGGAACGGAGAGCCGAATTCGCGAGGACTGGAGCTGACCTATCCCAGATTGAGAAATTTCATACTCTTCACGCTCCCACCATAGTTGGTCCGCCCGTGATCAAGACGTTAATGACACCAAGAGGAGCAAAAATCCTGAAAAAATTAGGAATAAAAAAATTAACGGGTGATTTTGACGTAGGAAGGAAGAATAAATCGCAAGAAATACGTCGTGCAGTTATAGATAGGATAAAAAACGAACCCGGTCAAGGGGGCTTTAGGGAAAAAGCTAGAAGCTACTATAAATGGATGGGATTAAGCAGAAAAGGACAAGTCGATGGGCACGGTTTCACCGGCAATGGTAACCCTTGGCCAGGAGAAAGGTTCTTCAATAAAACTCTAGGGAAAGGTCATATTCCGAATTTCGGTATGACGGAAGTTTACAGAGGTATCGAAGGAAGGAGAGCACTAGCAAGGCAAAGGCTCCCTGAAGGTCTTGGCGGAGGAGCGGGGACTGTTCAGGATGCATTATCTGGGAGGATGGGCATATGGCAAGGGAGGATACCGAATATCGGAATGCCGTCAACCCCCGATCAGCTTAAAAAAGCTCTTTCGAAACACATAGGGAATTCGTCAAGTGGCGATATGTTAGGGAGTGGCTTTAACAATTCTGGTCTTGATCCTTTCATGTCTGCGTCCACGAATAAACACGTTGCTAGTACGTTCGCTATGAGACATGGCCCTGACAAGGGTTATGGGTACATGGCTAAAACTAGACTTTCCGGCAAAGACATATTCGGGCAAAAAGAGATAGAAGCACTCTATAAAAAAGAGGGTTCTTTAAATTCTCTGTATAACATGGCTCAAGGAAGACCGCTAGGTTTCGATCCCCAAAAGTTTGGTATCTCAGGACCAACAGGAAGCGGAGCGAGATATGGTTTCGATCACGAAAGAGAGATTTCCTTGCTAATGCCGTCGATGTTTAAGCAAGGAGCAGGTACGGGGAGTGCTAAAACCAGCCTTATGAAGTTAGGCTACAAAGATTGGCCTTCTAATGAAATAAAGGGGTTTGGGAAACCGGGTAGTTTTAAAACCCATTCGGCGCAAGAAAAGGCTTACCCGATCCCGAAAGATGACTATTTTTCTTCGGGATTCGTGCCTAACTTTAATTTGCAGAAACTAGCCAATTTGGGAGGATCAACTGGTGCTGAGTTAATGCTAGATCCGTCTGGAGAAAAACTTGTCCGTAAATTTGGTGCTTCTAATGGTCACATCATAAATGAATTTGAAGCTAATAAAATATACAGATCTTTAGGAGTCCCAGTTCCAGATCATTCGCTGAACAAGACGCCACAGGGAAGATCTTTCATGCTCTCTAAATATTTGGAAGGTGGGACTTCTCTGGGGACTTACATGAGGTCTGCTTTACCCGGAGAAAAAGATAACATCATGAAGCAAATCCAAAGTCGTGCAGCGAAGATTGCGCTGATGGCTGACTGGGATGCGATTGGTATGTCTCAAGACAACATGATGGTAGATAAGAAGGGCAAGGTCGTTCAAATAGATTCGGGTGGAGCATTACGTTATAGAGCTCAAGGTGGGCTTAAAGGGGATATGTTCGGATCTCAAGTTCGAGAGTTAGCTTCATTGAGAGACCCTAGTCGTTCTTCCTCTGAGTGGTTTGGCGATGTAAAGGATTCGGAACTTAGAAAACAGATAAAAGGGATAGACCCTTCGAAAATTACAGGGAGTACAGGGACCAAGAACATTCTTCTTCAGCGTTTGGCGATGATGCGTAGATTTAGCGGGGGATTTGTTCCCAACTTTAATAACCCGTTAGAGAGGGCAGTTTCGGCGGAAAGGATGGGGATAAAGGAATCGGGGTCTGCTGCGAAGCCGATGATTGGATACGACAACCGAGTAGGAGTCGGAGTTTACAGTAGCAATCAAGGCAGTTTGGGTAATGCGATTAGTCAGCATCTAAATGCTGGTCAATCCCCCTCGACTTTAAGGAGAACTGGAGCAGCCGAAGGCGGAGTGCCTAACTTCTTCATGGGGGGAGATTCAGGGATGACTGGTGCGACAGCTTTGAGTTT